GCCGAACCGGCCAACTGGCCCGCTCCAAGGAACAGAGCGGGAAACTTTCATCGCAACCCGGACTCCCCTCGAAGACATTTTCGCCGGATTAGAAAAGCGCGGGCTGGCCAAAGCCAACGCGGAGTCCTTGTTTGCAAGACGGCCCGATGCCTCTCAGATTCGATACGTGCAAGACAATTTCCTCGACATCCTCGACGAGCTGGACACCTCTGGCAAAGTCGAAATCAACTGCAAATAAAGGTCCAACATGACACCGACAATGATCATCTCCGCCGATCTCAAGAGCATGCTTGACGAGGCAATCCACGCTGAGCTTTACGCGTCGAACCTGTACAAGCACATCGCCAACCAGCTTCAGCGACTTGGCTACCTCGGGGCGATGAAATTCTTTCTGAAGGAAAGCGAAGCCGAGCTGGAGCATTACCAGAGGCATGCCCAGTTTCAAAACGACGTCGGCACGGTGGCCAAGGTCCCGCTGATCGAGGCCATGAGCGAGTCGATCAAGTCCTTCTCTGACGCGATCGAGCTTGGGTACGAGACCGAGCTGGAGCTGTACAACAGCTACAAGGACTTCTACTCTCAAGCAAGCGAAGACCCAGTGGTCCAGCAGTTCTTGCTCCAGTTCATTGAGCTCCAGCGCACCAGCGTGGGCGAGTACGGAGACCTGCTTGCACGCATCCAGTTGGTCGACGGTGACAAGGCCGGCATGCTCTTGATCGATCAGGAGCTGGGGGGCTAAGAACATGGCCAACTGCACCTACACGTTCACCGACGGCACCACGATCAAGGGCATACCCGCGCTCAAGGCGTTCTTGGTCAATGGCGGGCTCGACACCTACCTGCCTGAGCGTGCCATGGAGATGCAGGGCCCATCGGCGAGTGCACGCCAGACCGACACGCCTGCATTCAAGAAGTGGTTTGGTGATAGCGAGGTGGTGGATGACGCCGGCAAGCCGATGGTGGTGTACCACTCAACCCCCGAAGACTTTTCGGTGTTTGATACCGCTCGGTCAGAACTTGGATCTCACTTTGGTCCAGCTGAGCAGGCAAACGCTTTTGGCGGCAGCAACGGTAGGCGCATTATGCCGGTCTACTTGTCTATCAAAAAACCAATTCGTTTAGTTGACTACGGGCAGTGGGACGCGGCAAACACTTGGGGCCAGCTTGTTGACCTTGGTGTTGTAGAGGACGAGGGAGATAAAATTTCGGATTCCCTTGTAGGCATGGCAACAGGGGGCGCTGGCGATAAGGTGGTGCAAGATGCTTTGATTAAAGCTGGCTACGACGGCATCGTCTATTTAAACCGGCGAGAAGGGTTTGATCCATTTGGACCCGACGGCGTAGACGGAAACGAGTTGGACGAGATGACGGACGAGGAGGTAATGGATTACTTTCCGGAAGCCCAAGACTCCTATATCGTCTTCAAGCCCACCCAGATTAAATCCGCCATCGGCAACACTGGCGCGTTCGATCCGGAGAACCCGGACATCAGGTTCAGCCGACGCGCTCAACCGCTGACGCCGGCGGACGTGCTCAAGCCGGAAACGATTGCCAAGGCCGAGGCCGCGATCGCCCAGTACAAGAAGGCTGAACCGCCAGATCCGTTGACGACCAAACAGCGGGCTGACGGCGAGCAGTTGCTTGAGCCCATGTTCGAAGCGGCTCGTCGCAACAAAGACGCGTTCGACGCGACGTTGGACCGCATCGGTGAGTCAGTGAACGGATTCGCCAAAAAGGTCGGCATTAAAAAGTCTTACCGGGCTGTGACCAAGCTGGTGCTTGAGAACAAAGGCTTAACCGCTAAGATGAAAGATCTGCTGCGTGGCACGATCGTTGTCAACAGTCTTGAAGACGTTCAAAACGCAATTGACGAAATTGGTAAGGTCTACAAATTTAACCGCATCAAAAACCGATTGTCGAGTAGCGTAACCAACGCCAAGAATAGGACCGTAAAAGGTAAACCGCTGTCTACCGGCTACCAAGATGTGCTCACCAACGTCGTGCTGCCTGATGGCACGATTGCAGAGATCCAGATCAGCACGCCAGAGATGGTGGCTGCTAAAAGCTTGGGCCACCAGATCTTCTCTTTTGAACGAGAGATGCCGAGGAGCCCAATCAAAAGCCGGATGGTTGAAATCCAGAAGCAGATTTATTCTGAGGGCTTGGCCGCGTCTGCAATCAGAGCAGCAAACTCATCAAAGACCATTTCGAACTCGGCCTTGTCTACTGGGTCGGCCTTCTCCCGCACATCGGAAGGGTTGCGCGGCTCAGGATCTGGCACCCAAGCAGTGGCAGAACCCCAGTCTGGAGAGACGGTAACGGGCACTTCGTTCCAGTCAAAGAACATGGTGCCGGGCGGTAGGGATTTAAAGTCAAATTTCATAAGAACCTCCGATCCGATTATACCTGAAAGCAGAGCTTACGCGAAGAACGCGGCGGCCAGCCGGGTCGAGGGTACCAGCGAAGATCGGTTCAAGCGCACGCCTGCTTTGCAGCAGGCCGTGGTCGACTTGCAAGAAGGCAAGATCACTCGAGACGAGTACAACCGAATGGTCGACGAGATGCGCCCCGTGTACCCGTACAAGGAGGTGCCTGCCGTTACGACACCCAAAGACGCCAGATACGCGCTGGAGAATGGACGCGGCCAGAGCCCTGAGAAGGCAGCCAAATACGGTCGCCCATCCATGACCCTGATCAAGGGCGACTGGGCTCAGCTAAGGCTGGACATCCCTTCGTACCAAGAGCATGACTCGTGGGTGGTCAGCGTGCACACACCCAAGTCCACCAACCGTGAAGTGCAAGCAGCGTATGACGCAGGCACTGTCATTGGCTACGAATCCGTGGCAGCAATGACCGACGTAACTTTTGGCATGAACCAAAAGGCGGCAACCAAAATTGCACAGGGTACAAGCAAGGGCACGATTGCCACCATGCTTGGCAAGTGGAAACCCATCAGCAACCAAGCCGCAAAGGTTCGGGCTGATGCCGCCATTAAAGACTTGGCTTGGACACAGGTCGGCATGGACCCGTTCCGGCACAGCTACTTCTACGACCGGGACAGCATGCGCCCGGTGCTCAGCGCTGACGAGGTGATCCAGATCGGCCCTCTGGTCTTGGCCAAGAACGTGAAGTTCGGCGAGGACACCGACATCACTGGCGCCCAGATCGCGTTCAGCCCAAGGCAGTTCCGATCTGCACAAGGGCAGAGGTTTACCCTGCAGGATGAGACCTACACCAAGACGGTCCAGCGGAACTTGCAGGATTACTTCGCCCGGGTAGCTGACGTGCAGGATGCTCTGTCTGCACAGGGGGGCATGGTGGGCGAGGCCCAGAACGTCTACTTGGCCGAGGAGCTGTCTTACGGGCGCCTGCAGGAGCAGATGGTCGACTTCAAAGAGGACATGCTCAAGCCTCTGATCAAGGAAGCCAAGGCCGCCGGCTTGGAGCTCAGCGATCTGGCCCTCTATGCCTACGCCAAGCACGCTCCTGAGCGCAACCAAGCCATCGCAGCACGCAACAAGACCTTCGGCAAGGGCGAAGGCTCGGGCATGACGACAAGCGAAGCCAACAACATCATGCGTGCTTTCAAGGCAGAGGGCAAAGACACCGCTCTCGCCGACTTGCACGACAAGCTCATGCAGATCACCCAAGCAACGCGTCTTGTGCTGCTGAGCGAGGGCCTGATCACACAGGACCAGTTCGACTCCCTGCAAAGGCAGTACTCTGACTACGTGCCTTTGCGCGGGTTCACCGAAGACGAAGACCTCGAGTCCGGCCGTCCCGTTGCTGGTCCTCGAGTCGGTGGCCGGGGGTTCAACATCCGAGGCAAAGAAACCATGCGTGCACTTGGACGTGAGTCTCGCGCTGGTCACGTCATCGAGAACATCGTCATCGATTACGAACGCGCCGTGGCTCGGGCCGAACGCAACTCGGTGGCCAAGGTGTTCTTGGATCTGGTGACGACCAACCCAGACCCGGGCCTGTGGGAGATTGATGCTGTCCGAACAAAAGCTGCATTCGATCGCGCGACTGGGATGGTCAGCTACAACACCCTGATCGACAAGGGAGAGGACACCATCTCGGTCAAGATTGACGGGAACGAAATCTACATCAAGATCAAGGACCCCCTGCTTCTGCGCGCGATGAGAGCCGCGGGCAAGGACGAGACAGGTGCGATCGACCGGGTGCTGGCCATGACCGTTGGCCGATACACCGCATTGATGCGCAACACCCTGACCCGTTACAACCCGGCTTTTGGTTTTACCAACGCGGTAAAAGACCTCGGCTTCGGCGCGGTCTCGGCTTTGTCTGATCTGGGTCCAAAGGGCACGGCTTTGTTCTTCAAGAACTACGCCAACCCGGTCCAGTCTGGACAGATGTTTGAGGAGTTCCGCGCAGCAGGGGCAACCACCGGAGGCTGGCACATCCGAGACCAGCAGGAGATGCAGAAGGAACTGCAGAGGCTGGTCGAGTGGGAGGGTGGCTCGTCCATCAAATCCACGGCCTACTCGATGGGCAAAGCCACTCTGGATGCTCTGGAATTCATTGGCCAGTACAGCGAAACACAAGCCCGTTTTGCCGCGTACAAAGCGGCCCGGCAGTTGAACAAGTCGCCTGCCGATGCGGCCAGCATTGCGAAGAACCTGACCACCAACTTCAACCGAAAGGGTGAGTGGGGATCTGCGATGAACACGATGTACCTGTTCTTTAACGCAGGCGTGCAGGGCTCGGTCAAGACTCTCAAGAACCTGCGCAGCCCATACGTCATGGCAGCGATGGCTGGGCTGTCCGGCATGGCTGCAGGTCTGGCTTTCATGGGCGCGGGCGTGGGCGGAGATGACGATGACGGTGAAGCATACTGGGACAAGATCCCCCAGTTCGAGAAGGAACGGAACCTGATCATCATGCTGCCGCCCGGAGAGGGGATGATGGTCAAAGGCGAAAGCAAGGTTGGCAAGAACGGTCGATACCTCAAACTGCCGATCCAGTACGGCATAAACGTGTTCTCGACACTTGGATACCAGATAGCCGACTTGGCCAGATACACACAGAACCACAGCCGTGGTGCCAGCCCGGCGAAGGCGGCCACCAACATGGTGTCGGTGACCTTCGGCTCTTTCAACCCGTTTGGCGGGGGTTTCAACCCAAGCAAGCCTGCCGAGGTTGCCCTTGCGGTCTCACCTTCGATCGTTGACTTGGGCGTGCAGGCGTTGATGGGCGTGAACAGCTTCGGCACACCAGTCGCTCCCCGCAAATACGACGACGTCAAGCCTGACGCGGAGAACTTCGGGCCCGGCATGGCAGGCACGTGGGAGCAACGGTTGGCCCGCTGGCTCAGCGAAAGCACTGGAGGTGACCGTGCTGTGGGCGGTGCAATCGACGTGTCTCCCGGCTCGATACGCAACATCGTTCGCAACCTGACCGGCGGAACCGGCGACTTTCTCGCGTCGGTGTTCGTCAACATCCCGTCCAAAATGTGGAGCCCTGAAGGTGAGGTTGGACCTCGAGACGTGCCTGTTCTCAAAGCCTTCTACGGTGAGGTCGATGACGTGACCGACTCGAAGCTGTTCTACGAACGCAAGGCCGAAGTCTTGGAAGCTGCCAAACAAGCATCTGATCGGCAGAAGCTGGGCATCGAGGTGGAATACGATCCCGAATCCAAGGGCCTCCAGTCTCTTGGCAACGCCGCGAAAAGCTACACCAAGAAGATGACCCAGTTGCGCAAGCAGGAGTTGAAAGTCGCTGAAGACTCAAGCTTGACCGAGGCCCAAAAGAACACCGAGCGCAAGGCCATCCAAAAAGAACGGGCTCAAATAGCGTCTGAGTTCAACGCTCTCTACTACGGGATGAAGAAGGACTTGGCCGCGGTCAAGTAGTTGGGTGTGGGCAGTTGTCGGGCACGTGGACCGCACACCAGACTGCTTGATGCGGGCATGCGCCCCGGGGCGGTTTCCAGCGGTCGATGTAGACGTCCGGCATCTTGGTCACCGCCCGGTGGGCGTAACGGTAGGGCACCCCGGCAAATTGGGCAATCTCGTTGATGGTCAGGCCGTCAGGATGGACGCGCAGGGTGTTGCGCACAAGGAGCTCAGTCTTCATGCCCTCTTCCGCGGCAATGGAGCCCAGTGGGTCCAGAACTGGGTCTCATTGGGTCGGTGCCGGTACTGGCCAAGTGAAGCCACGCCGCCGCGCCCCAGCATCAGTATCTTGACACCGGTCGGGGTCGACGGGTCGATGGGTATCCAGTAATACTCATGCGACACCATCGCGGTGCGTGTGCTGTCCAGCTTGAACCTTCGTTCGTGTTCTACGAGCTCGAATTCCTCGTCATTAGTGATCACCATGGCGCGTCCTCGTGGTTGTTGGGATTGAAGGGGATGGGCTTAGCTGGCTGCGGCTTGGGCAGTTCAGTGGGAAAGGGCCAGTTATCCATGGTTCTTTGCTTTCAACATGGCTGTTACGGCGTCAACAACTGCCATTCCCGCCCTTGTCACCGGGCCGTTGTTAAGGCTGAAGTGATAGCGCAGGATCTCGTTTGCGTCTATCTCAGCACCCGTCAGACTTAGCCACGGACGCTGTGGTGCTGGTGGGGTGACGAATGGTGGCTCAAATCCAGCGTTTAACATAAGCGTTTGCACCGCCGTAGGGATTGCACGGAATTGGTGACAGCAGGCTGGGCAAATCACTTTGTTACCGTCCGCCACCGGCTCATGCTCTGGCTGTGCTACTAACCGTGCCTTCGTATTCCCACAGTCTTTGTAATGACACGCATCTCCGTCTTGGCAGGGGCATCGCGGGTCTTTTCCTATGCACGGCTCGGCTTGCTGCTTGGGTGGGGCAACTTTTTTGATTGCCTGATGCACAACATGGAACAAGGTTTCGTAGTGGCCGTGCTTTCCATTTTGCATTTTTTCGTCGTACAAATCTTGCACAAAGCAGTTAATTTCTGTTTTGTCATACGCCACCGGCTCCTGCTCTGGCTGCGCTGCTGCAAGTGGGGTGGCAAAGTGGTCAGCCAATTCCCGCGCCCGGTGCTTGTTGATACCCTCTCGGACTAGGGTAACCACCACCATGTTGCGCCACTGGGTTGGCTCCTGCTCTAGCTGTGCTAGTGCTTTGCGTAGGTCTGCCATCAAATCAGCGGTCGGGCCTTGGTCGCGCCACTCCCAAGCTGGCGTATCCCAGCGATCTACCACCGCTTTTGCTGCTTGTCTTATGTCAGTCATGTCAATCTCCTATAAGCCAGAATCGGCCAAGAACTCGGCCAAGATTAAAAGAAACAGGGATTTGTGCATTGCCGTTGCGTTCATGGCTTTGTCCCAGCAATAACCAAGCTCACCATGGGTTGCATAGTCTTCAATAGCGGCTTGTTCGTATACGCCGGTTGCATCTTGCAGGTAATGGATGTTCTGTTGTGATATCTCCCGCAACGCCGTGCTGATCGGGCCATATTGAAGGTGGGCGTCAGCCGGGTGGATGCGGTAATAGCGCATGTCATCAACCAAAACAAGTTGTCCGGTTGCTTGCCAAGAGTCTCCTGAGTCCACCCATTTTGTTTGTATCCTCGCCCCACGGGCGGCAGCGTGTAGTA